CAGTACGAGTTGACGACGTTCAAGACCAAGCGCGCGGTGCTGGTGGCTGGGGGGCCATCCGCCCGCGATTACGTCAAAGAGATCCACGCAGCATCGAAAGAGCACGAGGTCTGGTGCGTGAACGGCGCGCACGACTGGCTCCGTTCGCACTGCGGGGTGCGTCCGACCGTCTGCGTGGTCATGGATGTGCATACCGTCGTCGATACGTGGATCAAGCAGCCGCTGCATGGCGTGCGCTACATGCTGGCGAGCCAGACCAACCCGCTGCTGCTGCAACGGCTGATCGGCGCGGGCGTTCGGGTGCAGCTGTGGCATGCCGCGCTCGACAACGCCGCGCATGATCTAATGGGCGCGGACGCTACCATTACGGCGCCCGCCAATACCGTAGGGCTGCACAGCCTGCAGCTGATGCTGCTGAGCGGCATCCGTCACGTCACCGTGTACGGCATGGACAGCTCGCACCGCGAAGGCCGCGACCACGCCTACGACAACAGCGGGCAGAATGCGGCGCAAGAGATTGAATTCGTGTTCCAGGGCAAAAGCTACATGGCGACCGGCACTTGGGCCGCACAGGCAGATATGTTCGCCAAGATGTATCCGAAGTTTGTGAAGGCCGGGATGAGGATTGACGTGAAGGGCGATGGCCTCCTGCCTGCGATGTGGCGGGCCGCGCATGAAAATTTGATCAACGATCTGAAGGACAGCCAATGAGTGCCCCATTTCGCATCGTGAAATTCTGGACGAAGTATGTGCAGCGTAACGGCGCTACAGTTGCCGTGGACATGGTTGAATACTGCGCTCCCGGCATGGCACAGCGCGCCTCGACGACGGCGCCGGTCTCCATGCTCGCCAAAGTGCAGCCCAACATCGACCCCGACAACATCGCGGGGCAGATGGCGCTTAACCGCTGGCGCGTTATCGAGCCGGCTTACAACGCCTGGAAGCAGGGCCAGGAGCTTCCTGCCAGTGGAACGCCGTTGGCTGCTTGGCCGGGGATCACGCCAGAGCAGGCCGACGTGTTCCGCCAGACTGGGCTCAGGTCGGTCGAAGAGATTGCCGACGCTTCCGATAGCCTGATGCAGCGCGTGCAGCTGCCGGGTGTACGCGACATTCGCGACAACGCCCGCCGGTTCCTCGAGGCCAGGGATCAGGCCAAGGTTGCCGACGCGCTGGCAGCCAAGGATGAGCAGATCAACGCGCTGCAGGATCAGCTCGAGGAACTGCGGCAACTGGTGCTGGCCCGCGAGGCTGATTCCAGCGATGACCTTGAGGCCGATGGCAGCGCCGCGCCGCGCCGCCGGGGCCGGCCGCCGAAGGTAGCGGAGCAGTCTGCAGCCTGATTAGCGTCTCGCGCGTTTCATGTGAGACGGGGGGGGCATGGAGCCCCACAATGTGCAGCGTACCTGTTCTCGAAATACCATCCGTCAAAACGCGTTTCTGGCTCGACGATTGCCCCTGCCTCCCGGCCCCGCGTGAGATGGTCGAGGTCTGGCAGCCCGGCGAAGAGCACCGCAAGACGACGGTTTACGCCGTCAAGGAAGTGTGCCGCAGCCGCCCCGGCTTATGGGCGGCCATCGGTCAACGCCACGCATCCTGGCGCACCGGCTCCGTGCTCGCGTATATTGAGGCACACGCTATTGAGCCTGCTTACGATCATTCAGACCGTAGCCGACCGGGTTGGCTTGGTGCGCCCGACCTCCATCGTCGGCGCCTCGGATCACCAAGCCCGGCAGCTGTTGGCGCTGGCTAATCAGGAAGGCGTCGAGCTTGCCCGCCGGCACGACTGGCAGGCGTTGACGAAAGAAAAGACGTGGACGGCGGCGGCGACGCAGGCACAGACTGGCGTGCTGCCGTCCGACTTCGACAGGTTCGTGCCGGGCACGTTCTACAATCGCGGGCGGAGCCGGATCGTCACCGGCCCGCTGACGCCGCAGGAATGGCAGGACTACCAGTCTCGTCTGACATCCATTGTCTATGACGCCTTCCGCGTGCGTGGCGACACCATCTATCTCCTGCCGACACCGGGCGGATCCGACACCTACGTCTTTGAATATGTATCAAAATGCTGGTGCGCATCTGCTGGGGACACGGCACCCGATCAGACGGAATGGTTGGCCGACACCGACGTTGCCCTGATCCCTGAAACCCTGATCGAGCTGGGCGTGGTCTGGCGCTACAAGCATGCGCGCGGGCTCGATTACTCCGAGGACTTTCGCACCTACGAGACGCAGTTCGCGCGCCTGACGGGCCGGGAATCCGGCAAGCGCACCCTGAATATGGGCGCGAGCGTCGATAAGCGCATGCCGCGTCCGCCGCAGGCTCCTGACGGGAACTGGCAGCTGTGATCGTCGAAGCGCTGCGCCCTAATCGCGCCAGACGGCGCGTTACCAAGACCGTGGCTGTCCCGGCTCCGGTCGAAGGCTGGGACGCCTCGAGCGCGCTCGCCAGCATGAAGCCGCTGCGTGCTGTGGAGCTGCTGAACTGGTTTCCGCAGCCGGGCTGGCTCGAGGTTCGCAAGGGCTACCGCTACCACAGCTGGGGCATGGGCGCGACGACGCCGGTTGAGAGCCTGATGGTGTGGCAGGGGCCGGCAGGGTCGAAACTGTTCGCGGCGGCGGGTTCGGTCATCTATGACGTGACCAGCAACGCCGTCGCGTCGTCCAGCGTTACCAGCCTGACCTCCGCCCGCTGGCAGCACACGATGATGCGGACCAGCGCGGGCGCGTTCCTGTGGATTTGCAACGGCGCCGACGCGGCCCGGCACTACAACGGCAGCGCATGGGCGACGCCTAGCCTGACCGGTGTCGCGGCTGACGACATCGTGAGCGTGTGCCTGCACAAGAAACGGCTTTGGTTCGTCATCAACGACAGCACGTCAGCCTATTACCTTGCCACCGACGCCGTAGCCGGGGCGGCAACTGAATTTCCCTTGGGCGCGAACTTCAGCCGAGGCGGCTATCTGCTGGCCATGGCGACGTGGACCCGCGACGGCGGCTCGGGGGCCGACGACTACGCGGTATTCATCTCAAGTCGTGGTCAAGTCGCGGTCTATCAGGGCACCGATCCTAGCTCGGCCAACACCTGGGGCTTGGTCGGCGTGTTCGATGTGCCAACGCCGCTCGGCAGGCGTTGCTTTCACCGTTACGGCGGCGATTTGCTGCTGGTCACGCTTGAGGGCGTGTTTCCGTTGAGCCAGCTGCTCAGCGTTGACCAGAGCCAGGCTGAGCGCGTTGCGATTACGGAGCGGATCTCGAGCGCGTTTAACGACGCTGCGGCAAGCTACGGCGATTTGTGGGGCTGGGAAGCCTGCGTCTTCGCAGCGGGCACGCGGCTGTTCGTCAACATTCCGACCGAAGAGAACGCCAGCGCCAAGCAGTACGTGATGAACACGCTGACCGGCGCGTGGTGCGAGTACGACAACCACAACGCCAACTGCTGGGCGGTTTACAACGATCAGATTTACTTCGGCGGCATGGATGGGCGGGTGTACCGCGCCAACACGGGCCGCGCCGACGTGTCTACCGCGATCACCGCCATCGGTCAGACCGCTTATCAGGCGCACGGCACGGCCAACGTTAAGCGCTTCTCGCTGCTGAAGCCGCTCGTCACGGCGACCGGCACAAACAGACCCGCGCTTGGCATCTCGCTCGATTTCTCAGAGACGGAAACGCTAAGCTCGCCGCCCGCCTCGCAATCCGGCACGCAAGCGCTGTGGGACACCGCCACGTGGGACGTGAGCAGCTGGGAAAACACGGTGGCCGAGGTCAACGATTGGGCGAACATCGTCGGCATCGGCGCGTTCGGCAGCATCAAATTCCGTGCTCAGACCGGCGTACAGGTCGGCGGCTCGTCCTGGGGCGTTTCGGCGTGGGGCTCCGGCGCCTGGGGATCTGACGGCACCAGCGATGAGACGATGCGGATCAACGGGTTTCTGGTCACCTATGAGCCAGGGGGCGTGCTCTAAATGCAAACCGACATGGGCGGCTATCAACCGTGGCAGGCTGGCACGTCGGGTTCGCTCAAGGCATACGAGCCGACATGGCGGGATCGTCTCGCGCGTGTGCTGATGGGCGAGCAGAAGGCCAGTCCGGAGCGGGCGCGGCTTGTGGAAGGCCTGACAGGCTCAACGGGGCTCGGCAACTCCAGCCTTGGGCTGGTGGATTTCGTCCCCGGCCTTGGCAACGCATTCCAGGCCCAGGAGGAAGCGCGCAAGGGCGAGGGCGCGAATATGATGTTCGCGGCGGTGGGTGGGCCTCCAGCCAAGGTGTCAAGGGCTGCGGCGGGTGCGGCTGGCGACGTTCTGACAGGCGGCAAGCTCACGCCTCCCGCAGGGGTCACGGCCGCAGACATAGGGAAGCCGCGAGAACCGAACACGCCACCTCTCGGTGCTCAACGTGAAGGGTTGCAATCGCGGCTTGGTGTGGATGATATTCCGAGCGTGACCAAACCGTCAAGCCAGACTGTTCCCGCTTATGTGGACGCGATCAAGCAACAGCTTGAGGCGCAAGGACTGAGGCTTGTCGGTCACGACAGGTCTGGATTGTCATCGTCTAACTATTTGACCTTTGTCAAGGCGGATGGGTCGCCGTTCAACATCTCCAAGAAGGGGCGTTCTATTTGGTTGTCCGAGTTCAAGGCAGGAGCTGCTCCGGCTGATGGGCAGTTCCGGGTTCGTGTGGCGGATCACTCCAACTCGGGCGGCGCGACGACACCCAACGCCGATGTCCGGATCGGACACTCCCTTGACGATGTGACAGCGAGAGCGCGTCGTCTCCTGGAGTTGGAGCAGCAGTATCCGTCTGGGGGTTTCCCGTCTAATCAAGCGAACGCACTGGCTCCCCCTCCCCCAGGGATCACGGCCTACCACGGCAGCCCGCACGATTTCGACCGGTTCGATATGTCCAAGATCGGGACCGGAGAGGGAGCGCAGGCGCCGCCTCTTTCGGTGGATGAACTGCTGTCCGTGCT